GGCGACTGGACGGTTCTTTCGTCAAGACGAAAACCAGTTCCAGCCGGGATAAGAGTGGCCATCAACGCGCCATAATAAAACTGATTCGTATTCAGCCTAAGAGTGATTTCTACGTCTGCACGTATGAAATTGAACATCTCAATTATGGACTCGTTGTCAGCAACGCCTTGCAATTCCTTGAGGACATCAAGGAAGAACAGGTTGGCGCCAGCGCTAGTTGCGATGGTCCAAACAGTGTCTGTGAGAAGACGCTGTCGTTCGAGAATTTTGACGGCTTCGAAAATACCCACGCCATGCATCTTGTCTTGACGACCAGATGTCATGGTTTGAGTAGTTTCACCAACCTCACCAAAGGTCATGGTGGGGGTGGAAAATTCGGATGTCGCCACAGGAGCTGTCAAGGACTGTGGGGAATCTGATTGAATAGTGGTTTTTGCTAGTTCAGTGGCTCGAGAAACAAGCACCGCCGCCGAGCCGAACGGGGTGCCAAGAGGGTCTCCATATTTTCACCAGGAGATGGGGTGTGTTGCTTTCATTCACATGCTAGCAACCTAGCCGGACGCCCAATTAAGGGCCGGAACTTTATAGCCATACCGGGCTGGATGCGAGTTTAAGTCGCGCGACTTCTGAGGTGGATACGTGCATACGTATCGAAATCAGAGATGGCGACAGACAAATTGAGACGTTTAGCCTCGCATCTTGCCCACACTGCGACTTGATCGTAGAGAGGGCGTCCATGCTGAAACGACTCAATGAGAGCGGAACGAATTACGCTCTCTGACGTAATAGGATCGTAATCCTTATCTGTCCACCTGATCATATTTGCTATGGACTCTTTTGCAAGAGGAGCCAAAACGCCAAGTGGGGAAGGGACAAACCGCCGTTTGAGAAACGTGATTTCGTCAATGCCCTTCTCTCGGACTGCACCTTTATCGGACGCCGTGTATTCCATCTGGTAGGTCTCCCGGAAATACTGACTGAGATACTCACAAGAGTAGTCAGAGTATTCCTTGGGAACCGACAAGAGACTGTCGTCTCCGTGGAAGTAACACACGACGACCGAGAAAGGGACGTTGGGGTGGAGTGCTCGCCACGCCTTGGCATGATAAAGCCAGTTTACGAAGGTATTCATAACGGATGTAAGAAACGATCCGCTACTCATACCCCATGGACGTAAAAAGACATATGTGCCAAGGACGTGCCAGCATCCACGGACGTTGAGGGCGACTATTACGCGTACTGAGTCTGGTTCTTCATGAAAGATACAGACCATCGCGCAGAACTCGTCCTCCCCGTCGTGCTTGTGAGAAAAGTCATAGGAACCGAAATCTCCATCTCTGAAGACTCGATCCCCGCGACCCACCAGGTTAACGTAAACCTGATCCCATTGTTGCCCATAGACATTTAAGCCTATAGTACAGGGGCAACCAGATGGGTCCTTTTCAAGCTCGTGAAAGAACATGTCGAAAAACATCTTCGTAACGACAAACAAATCGAGGTCATAAACCGAGAAGAGGCGAGTCTTCCCTAGCTTCACTCGAAGTCTGTCGCGGATCTCATCTTTAAGAGACTCCTCTATGACACCGGCGCGTACTGGGTTTCCGCTCCTGATGTCATGAAGCATGTTTTCGATCATGAAATCAACCACTGGATCGATTGGGACTTCGGCGTCGCGACCTGGAAAGATCTGGCGTCGGTTCTTATATCCCATTTTCTTGAGAGAATAACCAATTGACTTGGTCATGTCTATACCCTTAGTGAGCCCGGGTATGCCATAGATGGCGTCAAGTTTAGAGACTACTTGGCCGGCTGTATGCCGGTTAAAGTTCTTTGGCAAGAACCCTGAGTAATCTTCCAGTGGATCTGGGGCTGGTCCGGAGACGGACTGTGATGTGATCTTTTCGACCGCTTTCGCAAGTGGTGATATGCGCTCTCCATTTTCTCCGGTAAAGGGAGAGAGAGCGGCCGGAAGATCTGTGGTTGGTGGTATGGGGAAAGATTCGAAGTCAAGTGCTGACTCACGAAGCTTTGTCTCCCCATTGATGAAGGAGGCGTACTTGTTGGATGGTACGCGTCCTAGCCACTGGACTCCGTTGGATTGCTTTTCAGGGCATTCCAGCAGGGGTCCAGGTATGGGGTCTGTGAAAACCGTTACCTTGGGCACGTAGGGCTCAATGTCTGATCGAAAGACATTCTTAGCGTACGTGGTCTGAGCTCGTCGATCGCCGGCTTGGTGAAAGCCAACGATCATACCGAATTCATCAAGGTAAGGAGATCCACACAGACCTGGCTCATTGGGAATGCCGTGAAAGACGAGATCCGTATGGATAGGACCATAGGAGTCGCCCGGGTTCGTGTGAACCTCACGGCTTTCCCAAGAGCTGGCGTTTATGAGGGTGCATGTGGTGAGGCTCATATGGGGGCGAAGATGCGTCATTTTTACGTGACTTATCTCGCCCGTCGCAAAATGAGCGGTTACCGAGGGGCGTTGGGAGAGTTGTGGTGGAAACTCAAAGATTCCAAAATCACCTCCAATGTTAGCTATGAACTTGACATCAGAGAGAAGGAATCGACTACGTGACGTAGCTTGCAATCCAACGTACCTAACATCCGTGACGTCTCCT